TTACTGGCAGGCTTTTTGTCCAATGTAGTATGCAATTGAGCGGTCAACTATAGGGGCCATATTTGGATCTGGTGCTGAGTTATTCATCTGCTCGATGGTCTCACCGTCTCCAAGATATTTAACTGTCCCGGCAGTACAGTCGTACAGCCGCTTTGAATATGATGTTCCAGACGGCCCCTTTCTTTCAGTTGTTATAGTAGCCATGCTGCCGTCGCGAGTCTTATCTAAAATCGTGTAACTAGCCTTCGTATCTGTTGGCACATAAACAACCTCAGCCGCAAACACATTAAATGAAACTGCTGCCCCTACAGCTAATATAATGAAATTTTTCATATCCCTATTCCTATCATTTGAGTATGCAATAATCCTATCAAGGAACTGAGAAAACGACAAAACCCGCGTTTTGCGGGCTGTCTGGAATGGTCAGGCAATGATGTTCTGGTACTTGCTCCGGGTCTGTCCGGCCTTTGTCGCCGTCCGGGTAAACGCTCCGGCATTGGTTGGCGTACCAACACTGGGGTGCGAATGACTCGCACATTGCTGCGCCAGCTCTGCCAGTATCTGGATCAGCAGCTGCGTGTTGTCTGCAATCTGGCTGTCTGTAACCCGAACCAGAATCACATCCCAGTCGATATCCGGTTGCCGTTCTAACAGCTCCACATAACCAATTCCCAGCCGTTCAAAGATATTGATAAACCCCTCTACTGAACCGGCATCCCGCGCATTCACGAAGGCAAAAGCCACGCGTTTGCGAAACAGGGTCAACGGTTCACCATCAAAGCGGGTGATATCCCGGTCATAAGCCAGCAGATTCAGTAATGCCGGTGTACACGTCAGCGGATCAAACTGGTTCATTGGCCAGGTAACCCAGCCGTAAACCTCAGCCCAGAACCGCCGCGCCGTGTTCAGCAATTTCCCCGGTTCGCCTTTATTCATCCAGGAAGGCAAGACCATCCCGGCCAGCTTTTTCATGAACTCATTCATTCTCAATATTCACCGTCAGTGATTTCAGACGCGGCACGCTCAGTTCACTGGTAATGTCTCCCAGCGAAAATGTCAGTGATTCCGTCTGCGCAAAGGTTTTATGAATTTCCCGCCCCAGTTGCGAAAAGGAAAACCGTGAATATGGCCACGTCTTTCTGACGTCATAATCAGCATTTTCACGAAAGGCACAGCGGATCATGTTCTCAATGCCGCCCTTCAGCGTTTTCACCTCTTCGTCACTGAAGTTGTTTAGATTTTTGACATAAACAGTGACGGCCAGATCGTGAAGCGTTTCCGGCATGGGATAACACTGCATATCATCACCGTGCCCGTGATGTCCCAGCGTGTTGATATAGTCATTCACCGCATCCACGAACGGCGCTGATGCCACCCCACTGTCCAGTAATAAAAAGGCGTTGGCTGTTCCTGGCCCCCTCGGTGCTTCATGCTCAAAGAAAATCCGATCTATACTCAGCCCGGCAACACTGGCGATCATTGAGCGATAGACCGCATCAGTGTGGTAATTCCCCACAAGATTAAACTGATTGCGGCAACGCTCGCGCAGTTCATCATCACTTTCCTCGTCAGCCCCCGGTACGGTCAGCCAGTTTTCCTCACTGACCACATGGCTAATACCACTGACCGCCACCGGCAGAATGCGGTAATATCCAGGCGCAAGGTTATACGCGCCCCCGGTGCCGGTGGCTTTCACCGGCAGTAATGCGCTGGCCGCACCGGAAGCGATCACCACATCCTCAGTGGTGGCCAGCTCATAAACTCGCCCGTTAATGCGTTCTGTCTGGATAACCGTCCCGGCTTTCACCGTCACCACAGCTTTTGCATCTTCTTTGAAGAAGCGGATCACCCCATGTGCAGCGCTCGCCGGTTTTGCCGTGACGTTCACCGCCCAGGCCAGCAGACGCAACATGCTCCCGCTGGCTGTGGCCACAAACATATTGGCCAGCACGGTTAACACCAGAACGTCTTTAAGCCACATCACCGGGGCAGTCACAATGGCGGTGATTAATCGCCAGAACGGTGACATTCGGGATGTATTGGTGATAATTCCCTCATCTGCTGCAATTGCATTGAAGCGTTCCCGCACTTCGGCTTCCGTTACCGGCATACCGCTGTCTTTCACCACTTCTTCAAAATCAACCTGCGGTTTTTCCGTCATAAATCCACCTGCGCAGAGATCCCGCCAAAATCGTATGTACTCGCGGTTACCCACAGCCGCTTCTGACTTTCTTCACTGATTTCCACCGTACCCGGCACAATGCGTTCATCATCTTCAATCAGTAATTCCATGCGGGTAAAAATATCCGCTCTCATTGTCGGGCTACGTTCGGCGATTAATTCCGTCGCTAACCCGCTTTCAATAATGGAATGAATAATGTCCTGCCCGATACTTTTTCGGTTATTACATAATTCAGGTTCATTACCGGTATTCAGAACAAAGTCACCGCCCTGAATCAGCAAGTCGATATAGAGAACATTACTCATGCGCCAAGCTCCTGCCATTCCATAAGCTGGGATGGAGAAAGTGCTTCTTTGGTATGGAAATGCACTTCACCAATTTTCCGGCTGTTATCGGTTACGGATTTACTGTTGCTGCTGATTGTTTTGCTGATACCACCTTTATCCACACCTTTTAAATCACCACCCGTCGACAGTGTATTTCCGGTTAATGGCTGCGTGGTTTCACTGGCCAGTGAAATATCCACGCCGGGAATTTTATTCAGTTTCTGAACAATCCAGTTCCACGATTTAAGAAATCCCCCTTTGATTGACTTCCAGACATTATCAAACAGCGACATAATGCCGGTGGCCATTCCCTTTAATGCCTCAGACGGTGAAAATCCTGTCAGCAAAGAAATAAAGCTGTTCCATCCTTCACTGATATATTGCCAGGCTGAAGCAAAGATCCCCGCCAGCCATTTCACCACGGCGGCACATGTCTGGAAGGCTTCGGTATTCATCACCGCTGCTTTTATCGTGTCCCAGTGCTTAACCAGCAGATAACAACCGGCAACCAGCAGCGCAATGGCACCAATCACAAGCAGGATCGGCCAGCTCATCAGGTTGATACCAATTCCGGCCATTATTGCGGCCATGCGTACCGCCAGTAACGCACCGCGCAAAAACTTCAGCGTGGTATTCCAGGCGATTACCGCCATTTGCGCCAGCCAGACAGTGGCCGTGTAGATTTTCGTAACCGCCGTTAACGCCCCCCAGATCCCGCGCAATCCCATCATGATGAATCTGGATACTCCCATCACGATATTGGCCACCGCCCCCACGGCGGCAAAGCTCAGTAGTGCCATCGACGCATAACCAATCACACGGGCAATGTTAGGAAATAACTGCATCCAGCGGGCAAAGGTCTGCCCCATATCAGCCAGGCGATTCAGAACCGGATACAGCACCGGGATCAGCGTCAGCCCGATCACGGTCTGAATGGCTTTCAGGATTTGCACAAAGCGATCCCACGGCTTAACCATTTTTTGAGCCATTTCCTGGGTACGCTTCAGACCGTCCGCGCCGCCCAGTTCGGTGATGTTCCGCTGAAGTAACGCGACATTGCCGTAAAGCTGTTTAACCACTGCAGAACTGTCACCAAAGGCTGCATCCAGTTCCGCCTGGGCTTTCAGGTTCCCTTCAAGGCTTTTGCCATATTTGCCCTGCAACTTGATCAGCATTTCAGGCATGGACAGCATTTTGCCGGTGGAGTCAGTAAAGGACAGCCCCAGCTTTTTAGCGCCATCAATCGCACCAGTCATAAATCCTTCATAGGCGCTGCTGGCTTCCGTTCCCAGTGTCCGCTGAAGTTGCCCCAGAATGGCCAGCTGTTCATCCAGTCCCACGCCGTAGTTAGTCCCTACGCCGCGCGCACCTTCCATCAAATCCTTGATAGTGGCCATTTCTGTGCCAAATGTTTTGCGCATATAAACCATCTTGCCCGCCAGCTGCTCGGCAAATTCAACCTTGCCCAGTCTGGCGGCATCGGCGGAAAAGTTACCAAACATCTGCCCCATAAATTCCGCCGTGTCCGCCGCTGTGGACTTGAGCGCAAAAGCCAGGGTATTGGCGACTTTCGTCACCTTCGGCAGTTCATTACCCGTCAGTCCGGCAATGGAAGCGTTAATATTTTCCGTGGATTTAACGAACTCCACCGCGCTGGCACCGTAGGTTGTACTGAAGCGCAGGGCATCACGCTGAACGGTCTTAAGCGCGGAATCATCGATACCTTTTGCGGCGGCATCATTCAGCGCGTCATACATTTCAATTGCCGGTGATAACGCGCCCCTGATCGCCATCCCGACACCGGCCAGCGCCATCGCGCCGCCGCCAATCTGCATAAAGGCCGCTTTTGATTTTTCCGCAAAGCCGGTGACATTACCCTGCGCCTGTTTTAACGGGCGGGATAATTTATCAATCAGGCTTAATGTAAAATCTAATTGTTTCATTCAGTGCCTTTAAATGCTTTTGCCACACCATTGGCCACGGCTATTCCTGTATATTCCCAGTGACGATTATCCAGCCAGATAGCGGCGGCGATATCATCAACGGAATCCTGACCATGCGGTAAATAATGACGTCGAAGAATTAAATATTGTTCGAGTCCATTTCTTTCAATTTCATGGACTCGCTTTGTCAGTTTTTTACTTCAATTTCCAGTTCAGGCGCATAAATATCATTTACTTTGCCAACTAGTTGAAGTGCAGCCCCCGGACGCTTTAATACTTCTGCCAATGCTTCTTTACTTTCCGTTGCCACAATTCGCGTCAGATAGTTATGTGCTGGGGCAATTTTATTATCCATCGCCATTTCATTAATAAATTTGTTGTAGGCGGTCTGATTTGGCTCAAAAACAATATCAACACCACAAACACACAGTTTAATTTGTTCCATCTCTAATACTCTCTCTTAAATTAATTTCGTCCACTAACTGATTATGACGCGCAGCACACTGGCCATAAATTTCAAGATAAATCGTCAGTAATTCTGCTGCGTCTTTACCCGTGGCACCATTCAGGCGCGGCAACTGCGTGGCGCATTTAGTTTTCAGGTTTTCCTGATAACGCACGTTCGGTACCGACTGCGGCGCTGTTGTACATGCTGACAAACTCATCAGACAGGCAATGATTAGTAAAAACGGGCTTAAGTATTTCCGTGCGTATCTCTCGCGGTGCCACATTTTTTAACGCCTCCAGTTTATCTTCCAGCGCTCTGGCCGAATCACTGGCAATACCCTGCATTGCTTTTCGCGATTCATTACCGGCCACCTGCGCCGCTGTATTGATTGCCAGCTCTAAGCTATCACGCCGCCAGTCAGCGGTTAGCCAGCCCCAGACAAACGCCAGCGCCACCACAACCAGCCACTGCCCGCTGCTCATCAGCGCACCCCGTTATGTTCCAGACTGAAATGATTGCCATCCGGTCTGGATTTAAAGCGTCCGCCCCAGGCACCACCCAGTGATTCCCAGTATTCCCCCAGTGGCAGATAATCTTCTGTGCGGGTTTTGTACTGACCGTTCACGAACAGATTGAAATCCACCGCCAGCCGCTGGGTGTGCAGGCTGTTAGAAATACCGCTGCCTTTCTTCGCATTCAGCGCGGCCTGTTCTGGTGTACGGTAAGCCTCACCGAACGTCAGTCTGTAGCCATGTTCTTCTGCCCAGTGGATCAGACTGGCCACCATGACTGTGAATAATTGCTGTTTTTCACTCAGGGTCATTTGTCTTGCTCCCGTTCTGCTTTCCCGCTGCACGTCTGCGCAGCCACACTTCCACCGCCTGATAACCGGCAATCCCCAGCGCCGCCCCCAGCCCCTGAATGGCCAGCGGGCTGGCATCCGGGATCTGAATTAGTACCGCCCCGGCCACCACTGAAACCAGACTGCCCAGGATCACGCGACCGGCAAACAGGCGCGGCGTGATTGGGTCATTACTGGTCAGCACATTGCCGATGGCAATCAGTGCGCCAATGATCAGCAGTGAATAAAGGCTCTTTTCATGTTCCTGCATCCCTGCCCCTTATCCGATCAAGTTTTCTGTGGCTTCCGCTTCCAGATACGGCACACCGTTGATGTTGACGAATTTCGGACTGGTCACGAAATATTTGATTTTGTGCGTGGTCACACCGCCACCTTTCGGATCAATATCCAGCAGGTTGCTGACCTGCAATTTATTGCCGAACGTCTCCACCTTCATTTCTTCGCTACTGGCTTTGGCATAGAAAAGAAAATCAAGTGGTGGAAGCCCACGCCATGAACCCGCTGCACGGGCTTTGGCTGTCAGCACCTGAAGTGTTTTTGAACTGACTTCAATTTCCCCCTCAGCGGCAACATCGCCATCCACATACCCATCAGGGACGCCACGCGTCTGGGCGGCAGCGCTGTTATCCGTAATATCGAGCGTGATTTTCTCGATATGGATCAGATCGCCGTCCATATAGGTGTCAAACGACATACCCGAAATACGTTTGGTCATGCTGTGGCCTCCAGACTCGCATCCAGTAACAGACTGATGGTGATTTGCAGCGGCACTTCCCAGGTGCGCACCACAATGTAAATATCCACCGCCTTTTTGTTTTTCCAGACAATGGTCACATCACCATCCTGCGGCGGCTTCACTTCACCCGGAAATGACACACCGTTAATGCTGGCCGCAGTGGACATTTCACGCAATGGACGGGCAAACAATGTCTGATGTGCGGCGATACTTCCCGGCGTGCTGTTCAGCGAGCGATCCGCGATTTTGCTGATAGCCAGCAGACGAACACGGCGGGCAGCTTTATCCGCAACGCGCAGGGTTTCAATCGACTGATAATCGCCGCCCTCAACATCCAGCGTGCGGCCATCTGCCCAGTAAAAACCGTCATAATCCGGATACCACATCGGCACACTGAAACGCTGTGCTTCAAGCGCCTGAAGTGTGGCCAGTTCCAGCACTTCTCCGGTACCATCAACCGGCATCTCATCACTGCCCAGATTCATCAGAGCACCGGTTTTAACCCGCGCCGGACTGTCAGCAATGGTTACCGCACGGCTACAAAGGCGACCAGCCAGCACGCCCGGTTCATTTCCCCACAGGCGGGGAACCAGCTGCACTGCCTTTTCTGCAATGCCATCCTGAAGGGTGGCCATGCGTACCAGATAATCCGCCTGGGCTTCTTCGTCCTGCATTCCCTGCGCGGCCAGGATAAACCACACCCAGCGGCCATACTTTGAAATCAGGGTGGATCGTAACGTCACGGCCTGATTTACCTGCGCTTTAGCGGTCACATCGTCAGACAGCACCACGCCTTCCACAGAGCACACCACCTGCGCGGCCAGAACCGCTTTCACCCAGGCATCTGCCTCCGCGTCAGCTGGCAGAACGTGAATGAACCCCCACCAGTTCTGGCCAGCGTTCGCCAGCGCAGCCAGAACATCATTTTTGAGCGGGCTGGCTTCCTCGCCCAGCAGTGAATCAAAATCACTCTGGGCATTCACCGCCAGCGTTTTCCCCACATTTTTGGTACCCGTACCGATAAACAGCAGTGTGCGTTCCACCTCATTGGTTTCGCCCATCAGCTGGTTTACCTGGTTTACCGTCACAATTGGCCAGGTCATGCTTTCCCCTTAATATCCTGCGCCTTAACATCCCAGCCAAAACCTATGGCCTGAAGCTGACGCGCCAGCGCCTTGTCAAATTCATCATCATTCATGCCCAGAAACACACGAGCAGGAAGATCCACTGTCCAGCTGGTTTTCACGGCTTTATTACTGAGTTTTCGAATCAGCAGCCCCGCCTGGCTGTATGGCATCGTTTTGGTGATTTCGCCCTGTGTGGGCTTTTTCCATCTCTTACCGGTTTTCACCCGGTACCCCAGCGCCCGTAATTTTTTGGCCTGGGCAGGCGTCGCCATTTTCCCGGCCTCTGCCTTCCGTGGCTGATTACTGCGGCTGACCTTTACGCGCATTCCGTTTTGTTGCGCGTACCCCACCGTTCCGGCTGGTACCGGCGCTTCCCCGTTCCGGTATCCACCGCCCTGTAAATAGATCCGCACAGCCTGAATTTCTGGCATTTCACGGATATGCAGCAGCTTTGGCAGGTTGCGCAGCATCTTCCCTTTGCGTTTTGTCTTACGTCCCGGCCACTTCTGGCCATCCGGGGATTCCTGATTGCGCACATGCCGCTTTGCCGCAGCAATCACGCCATATTTGGCCAGACGCCAGATCAGACGCTGCCGTTTTCTCGGCGGCAGCTCCATGCTGGCCAGTGCCTTGCGCAATTCGGCCAGCTGTTTTTTATTCAGCTCGCCACCGGCAATCATTCGCTATCCCCCACCGGCGCACCGGCCTCATCCACGCTGTAAATACTGGCGGTCAGTGCCGTCCAGATTTCAGGCTCAACCAGTGACCAGCGCTCACCCCGCCACGGAATAGCCCCGTTTTCGTCCTGCCTGATCACCAGTTCTTCTACCATCGGAACAGTCAGCACCACAGTGGCCACTTCCTCATCCTCCACCGACACATCCCAGTCAGGTTCAGCTTCACTCAGCCCCACTTCATCCAGTAGTTCCCTGTCTGGGAGTAGACGTTACCGGCATTGGCCAGGGTGTTTTTGACAACATTCAGCATTTTGCCATGCGCGTGGCCGTCCCTATTCGTTACGACCTGAACACCAAAAATCAACTGGTGCTGAAAGCGGTGGACGTGGTGGAAAGCCAACGTATTGAGTGGGATAAAAACCTGAAAGAGATCGCGGCCAGCTTTATGTCTGTGCGCCGAACCACCACACAAAGCGGCAACGCCATGACGTTTGTCGCTGACCGCAGCCAGGATACTGGCCACGCGGAGGCGTTCTGGGCGATTACCCACGGTCTGCATAACGAACCCCTTAACTATGAAAACAAACCTAAATCCCGCTGGGGTGTAAGGAAAGAGGCAGCATGAGTAAAAAGAAACGCTTTGTTAAGCGCGACCAGCGCGGCGACAAATCAAAAAAGATGAGCATTATCACATTCGGCAAACCTGAACCGGTTCTGACTACCGGCACAGATTACCGTGATATCTGGTACGACAATGCCGCCGATCACTTCACCCAGCCGATTGACCGGCTGGCACTCGCACAGCTGATTAATCTTAACGGTCAGCACGGCGGCATCATTCACGCCCGCAAAAACATGATTGTTTCAGACTACCTGGGGGGCGGGCTTATTCACGACCAGCTGGAAGCGGCAGCGTTTGACTATATAACCTTTGGGGATATTGCGATTGCCAAAATTCGTAACGGCTGGGGCGACGTGATCGCACTTGAACCCTTGCCCGGTCTGTATATTCGCCGCCGCAAAGTCAGAGATAACGCCCTGGATAAGCCCGGTGACTACGTGGTGTTACAGGAAGGAGAACCGCAGGTATGGCCAGAAGAAGATATTATCTTCATCAAAATGTATGACCCACAACAGCATATCTACGGACTGCCGGACTACATCGGCGGTGTGCATTCCGCGTTACTTAACAGTGAAGCGGTCATTTTCCGACGCCGCTATTACCACAACGGTGCGCACACAGGCGGTATTCTTTATACTCGCGATCCCAGCATGACGGACGAAATGGAGGAAGAAATTGAACAGCAGCTGCGTGACAGCAAAGGGATCGGTAACTTCTCCACCATCCTTGTAAACATTCCCGGTGGAGACGGCGACGCCATCAAATTCATTGAAATGGGGGATATTTCCGCGAAGGATGAATTTGCCAACATCAAAAACATCAGCGCCCAGGACATTCTGAACGCGCACCGTTTCCCTGCCGGCCTCGCCGGTATTGTCCCGCAGAACACTGCCGGACTGGGGGATGTTGAAAAGGCTGAACGCATTTACAAGAAAAGCGAAATTGCCCCCATCCAGCGCCGTTTCATGCTGGCCGTTAACAACGATCCTGAAATACCGGAAAGGCTACACCTTAACTTTGATTTAAGTTACACAGAATCAACGGATAAGGGTGCGGCATGAGGCGAAAGAGGCTAAAATCCAGGCATCATTTAACAGCTGGAGCATGGAATATGCGAGTTCTGAAAATCGAATGCCCGGAATGCGGCTCAAAGGCTGTTATTCGTAAAACAAACAGGAAGCACCGGCAGATTGCCGATATTTACTGTGCCTGTTCAGATGTTGAGTGTGGCCACACGTTTGTTATGAATCTGACGTTCTCCCACACTCTCAGCCCCAGCGCTAAAACGGGTGATGCGATGGTGCAAAAAATACTGAATGCACTTTCACCCGATCAGCGCCAGATGGCATTAGACCTACTGAAAGCGACTCCCGCCGCCTGAAATGCCCCCATTCTGGGGGCGTTGCCCTTCCTTTTTAACTATTTCGCGAACCTCTCCCGCAAGCTCTCCAATCCAGGCCAAAGCGATTGTTTTTTCTCTCTGGTTACTTTCGTAAACATGGGCAATTTTGGCCAATAACTCAATGCGTTCCAGCTGTGCCGACGCCTCCAAAAGATCCATTTAGCCCCCACAAGCAATAAATAACTGGATATACATACAGTACACCTTAAAGCACGAATTGTGAAATTTAATTTCCTGCCATCTACTGACAAATGAATGCCTTTCACATAATTACACCGCTATAACCACCCCGGCCACAGTTCCTGCAATGGCTCGTTTTGAGTCTCTTTAAGCCGCCCGTTGCGGTAAATCAGAGCGCCCTGACCAAATCTCAAACCACTACCCCGCAAGAGAATGGCTATTTCTTCATCAGAACCATCAAAACCCCGACTGCGTAATTCCAGTTTTAACCGTCTGCGGGTTCCCCCCTCCGTACAGTTATTGACAGAACTCCAAGGGGCGGCGTTGCCGCCAGAAAAACCCGCCTCCGCTGGCGCTTCGGCCAACTTCGCAACCTTTTGCCACTTAACCAGACGGGTGCAAACTTCTGAATCAGGAACCAAAGGAGAATAAACCCCCTGTATGCGCTGCACGTCCTCTGCATACTCGTTGCCCTGTTCCGTAATTTCATAGGCCAGACGAACAACCAGATCACGGCGGGCAACCAGTGCACCGCCCTGCGCCTGGGTATATGCAGCCCAGTCCCCGACATCAGCAGCGGCCAGAACCGCATCCATTCTGCGATCGGTCAGCACCTGATCCCGCAACCGACGCAGCTCACGCCAGACAGTTACCGGCGCACCACCAATCTGCTGAAACTGACGAATACGCCAGCGTGAAGCCCATGCAGAAACGGACTTAGCCATATCACGCAGGTTTTCGCCGGTTTCTTCGTCATGCTCACCATCCAGCGCAAAACCATCAATATTTTTTGAAATGTATTTCGCGATGTAGCCCGTGGCCGAACCTTTGGCGGGATCGATAGCTTCAACATGAAAACGCGCCTTCAGCGCCTTTTCAGATTGCAGTTCTTCAGAATCGGTAATTCTGGCGTGATAGCAAAGAATATCGCGTACCGTGTCCACGTCATGCGGACGCATAAAAAGCAACATATGCCAGTGCGGTGTCCCGTCATGGTGAGGCTCAACAACCCGAAACCCAAATACATGAATACCCGCACGCGAGATCGCTGCGCGTGCTTTTGCCCATACGCCGCATAAATAGCGCTGGGTATCCTGCGGCGTACATCCATCCCATTGCGATACAAAGCCACCTTTGCTGTGCACTGCGTGGAAACGTGATGGCGCGGTGATGGTGTAAAACTCACCGGCCAGCCCTTCTTCATTGGCCATATCTTCAAACCCTCGCATTCTTACCATTAGTTCACATCGACGGATCGCCGGATTTGCAACGCTGCGGTGCACCATGCTGTCCAGTGCAATGCGCAGCCCCTCATCATTCAGCAGATCAAACTTTTTAAAGAACTCCAGATTCCGCTTTTTCTGGTCTATCCATTCGTCCAGTGTTTTGCGGGATACATAAGCGCTGGCCGCTTTTTGTACCTGTCCCACCGCGATGGCCATATGTTCGCGCTGCATATCACGCGCACGTTTAAGACGTAGGTACCACCATTCCGGCGCCATCATGCGCAGTATCCCGGATTCCGCCTTACGCATTTCCAGTTGACCTTCATTGGCCTCATGTTCAGCCCAGTACGGCGGCTGGTTATTCAGCATCAGGCAACCCGCGCAAAGATGGCGGTATGATTCCAAGGTGCGGCGATGCAGCTCTCTGGCGTCGTCAGTGCCAGAGTCAAACTGTTCGGTGAAGTCATAAAGTGACTGGGAAATCCAACCAGATACCTGGCCAGCCAGTTTTTTAAGATCAGGACGGTCTAGTGACGGCAAGCGCTCCAGCGACTTACCAAAAGGAAGATCAGCAGCGTCAGCGGCCAGCGAGTAACGCGCAGCCACTTTGCGCAGACGTGGCAATACACTCCCGCCGATAGTCTGGCGCAGGAATGTATTGGCACGGCGACGCCCGTCACGACCAGCAAACAGCTTTTCGTAACGACGGCCAAAATACCCGGCTAACCAGTCGGGTATCTCATGAAGGTACTGTGAGCGCCATTCGTAATCCTGCGGGTTAACCGCCCACAGGCGGCGCTCAGTGAGCGTGGCGTCTGTAGGTGTACCCGGTGCGAACGTTTCACGCCGCCAGGTATCGACGGCGTGATGTTGGCCATTGGCGACAGGAGTCATGCGCAGGCCATCGCTATAGAACCAAGCGGCGACTTCAGAATTAACTCTGCGGCAACTTTCTGGCTTGCAGCTGCGGCACCAACACTACGTGGGGCATTAATGCGAACGGCTTCAAATCCGGCGTACAGGTAATGCACCATTTCCAGATCGGCATTAGAGGCCACAACCGGCACACCTTTTCTGGCCAGACGGCGCAACTTACGCGCCAGCCTCCCCTGATCCATGTGCGAAAAACCGCGCTCATGGTAAGCGGTGAAATTGTCGCTTTCAGTCAGATAAGGCGGATCACAGTAAACAACGTCATTCCCGTCCCGAACCAAATCGAGCGTTTCTGAATAGTGGGCAGTAATGAACGTTGCGCGTTTCGCTTTTTCAGCAAAGGCACGGATTTCATCAGCGGGAAAATAAGGCTTTTTGTACTTACCGAACGGGACGTTGAACTGGCCTCGGCGATTATACCGGCACAGGCCATTGAAGCAGTGGCGATTCAGGTACAGGAAACGCGCAGCATTTTCAACAGATTCAGAACCGGCCTTACCACCAGAAAGATTGAAAGCATCACGCACTGCGTAATAGAAAATGGCACGGCTTTCTTCATCACCTAACGAACCGGCAGTAAACAGGATCTCCAGCTCATTCAGCAGCGCATCAGTGTGATACGCCATCGCCTTATAAAGATTAACCAGATCAGGATTCACATCTGCGATCAGATACTCGTCATAATCCGTATTCATCATGACAGCGCAGGAACCTGCGAACGGTTCAACCAGGCGTTTACCTTCTGGAAGGTGCGGACGCAGCATAGGCATAATGCGGGCTTTGCTGCCCACCCATTTAAGCGGAGTTTTTATTGCCATGCCGCACCGCCTTTGCTGCAAATCGCCGCGGCTTCTTCGCGGATCAACTCAACGATTTCCGTTGCGCTTAAACCTTCATTGGCTGCATGGGTGGCCAGCTTATTCAGACGGGTGGAACACAAATCAGCAGCAGCGGCTTTACCTTCCTGCGTGGCTTTGGTGAGCATTGCCAGCAGGTCAGTGACTGATTTTGTTGCGGGTAAATCCTGACGTGTCATATGCATTTTGGTTTCCTTAAGGCAAAAGAATCCCCGGCCACTTGAAACATGGCCAAAAAATTCAGGCGGTTAATTAGTGAAAAGTGGGGTGTACTGTGGCAGCTGAGTAGTTCGGTACCGGAATCAGGTGCAGTTCATAGGTTGTCCGCCACCACTCCTGGATCAGTGCATTTATCTCGCCAACTCCCAGCGCCCCGGCTGTATAGAAAATCGCACGAATCCCCGCCAGCGCTTCTATCTGGGCTTCTTTGCTTTCCGCTTCGCGATACACGCAGCACCAGAAAGCGGCATTGATCGCCAGCCAGTGACGCGGATTCGTCATGTGCTCGGTGTCATTGAAGAAGAACGGATGCAAAGCGATGCGGCCATTTTTACTGGTGCTTTTCTCTGTAAACACTACAGCGTAGTTATGCGGGACACCCCACACAGCCAGTTCAGCCCCCAACGATTTACCCTCAACGGAAATAATGGTCATTAGTGATTCCCCTGTTGCTGGAACTTATGGACGATATGAGGTGCAATCACCATCTGTACCCCACTACTGCTATAAATTGGATGTGCCTTTTTGATCGGGCGGTTCGCGGTGCGCTTTGAAAAATCGCTGTCACGTAAACTGCCGAAACCTTCAAACGTTAACCGCGCCCGTGAAATGCCCTGGCGCAGTTGAATCATGTCCCGATAGCCCAGGCGTTCATAAATCTCACGCCAGCAACATTTGCTTAAGTGGGCTTTAAATGCCCCGGAACCAGAAGTAACCGCAGCAGCATGAAGCACCACGCCGCGCCACTCCGGTGTTAAGTTGTCCCACCATTCAGCGGCCTCGCTGCTTTCGTTGAAGTATTTGCGGCGGATCTGTTTTAAATGCTCCAGCCCGCGCTTTTGCTGTTCCTGGCTAATCGCCATAACGCCCCCTATAGTCCCATCAGACGACGCCACCACGGGCGGCGCGGCTGCTGGCCATTGAATTTGTACATGTGGCCAGGGTTCCAGCGCTGACCGTTTGGCAGTTCTATCCAGCCCGTTGAACCACTCGGCAACTGCATGGCTGGTGATTCTTTTTTCAGGTAAGTGACAAACGCTTTCATGGTGTTCCCTCACATCAGGCCGGTGGCGTTGGTTGTGACCAGCTCCACCGCCGCAGCCAGAACAGGCGCAGAGTGAATACGGCTTTCAACGGTATAAGCCAGCACGGATAAGCTACGGATTGCATCGCGGGCACGATCCAGAATTTGAGTACGGCGGGCGGCAGTCATATAGCCAGTTGATACGGCTTCCCCAGCAATCGCGCCCACACTGGCTGTGGCACTCAGTGCGCACAACTGCATGTTGCCTTCTGTGGCATTGTTCACCGGCACGGATGGAAGGCAGTTAATCTGACCTAACATCCCATCAAGCAAACGCGCATCTTCGGTGTAATCCGTGATAGCCAAAAGCTCATCACAGGTCAGGCGGTGCGGTTGTGCTGGGTTCAGTTTGTTGCGCAGGATCTGCGGCCTCATACCAACGGCAGCGGCCACATCTTCAAGATTGTGCTCAATTGCAAATGCTCGGCAAGCCGCATCAAAGTGCGCATGTTTAGAGGTCTGGTAATCAAACATTGTTTGCCTCTCCCGAATCCGTAGGATGGATTACGCGTTAAGCGAAATGTCACATTCGCTTAAAGCCTGAATAGTGAGCGCGGCCATGTTGACTTCGACCAAGCCTTTCTTCTGCTTACCCTTCGGCTTAATAGGTAATTTCCCGTATTCGATCAGGTTCCTGGCGGTTTCTTTGTTGGTACCAGTACGGCGGCAATACTCGTCTAAAGGCAGGTATGGCTCAGGGATGATGATTGTAATGTTCGGACGCATGAGGCAAACTCCACAAGTTAACCTGTACGGCAATACAGGGTTATATAAGGCAACATTCGAAATATGGAGCCAGATTAATTCGTGTTTCGAGAAGTGTCAATTTTAATTTCTCGAATCGAGACTTATGGATTCGCTATGAGCACATTTAAAATCGACCTAAACGTAGATAGCACACCGATTCTTGACAGGGTGATCGAGGCTTACGGATTTACGCAGAAGTTACAGCTCGCGGAACATCTGGACATGGCAGCCAGTTCTCTTTCTTCACGCTACAAGCGTGGAGTTTTCCCGGCAGACATTGTCGTGAAATGTGTAGCCGAAACAGGCGCTAATCTGGAGTGGCTGGCGACAGGACAGGGACGTAAATTTAATGATGATGAATTAGACATACTCAAAATACCGCGCAGCAAGATTGTTGATGGCCAACTCTATGACGCTGGCACACTTATGCTTGATAAAGTCATCTTCCTGCCTGGTAAGCCCTTACCGCAACAACCGATTTGTGTTCTGGATGGCCTTGTTCAGTACATTGTTGACCAGTCTTATTCTGAAGTTTATGACGATGATTGGTTGGTTGAAGTTGAAGGAAAAACAAGCGTCCGCACTCTTACACGGATTCCGGTACGAAAAGTCAGAGTTAGCGGTGTTGGTATGGCATTTGATTGCGGAATTGACGACATAAAAATCATAGGCCGCGTTGTTCTGACGATAAAATAAAATGAGCGTTCGTAAACTTCCTACAGGCGAATGGATCGCCGACTTCTACACCGTCAACCGCAGTAATGGCAAGAACGGGAAGCGTATACGTAAAAAATTTGCCACGAAAGGGGAAGCCCTGGCATTCGAAAACCATACGCTTCAGAAAGTAGACGCAGCTCCGTGGCTGGGTGAAGGGAAGGACAAGCGAACTTTAATAGATCTGATAACAATGTGGTATGAACGCCACGGCGTAGCTTTGAGCAATGGCGAAAAGCGTAAAAATGCTATGACCTGGGCGGCGGAATGCATGGGATTCCCGCTGGCCACAGAATTTAATGCCCAGTTGTTCACAGCCTACCGCGCTAAAAGGCTGGATGGGCATTATGCCCGTACCAACAGAGTATCTAAGGTTTCCCCGAAAACTATGAACCTTGAACATGCTTACTTCCTGGCTATGTTCAACGAGCTGAAACGGATTGGTGAATGGTCAGCACCCAACCCACTAGAAAACGTCAGACAGTATCGTACTGATGAAACCGAAATGGCTTTCCTCACTACCGAAGAAATTGATCGGCTTTTACTGGAATGCAAACGAAGTAAAGTTAAGTACCTAGAATTAGTTGTCAAAATCTGCCTTGCTACCGGCGCAAGGTGGAATGAGGCGGCAACGCTGAAAAGCTCCCAGATCGCCGGGGGTAAAGTCACGTTCGTCAAAACCAAAGGGAAGCGCAACAGAACAATTCCCCTTGATGATGAACTTCTGTCCGAATTACCTGAAACAAAAGGCGCTCTGTTCCCCAAGCCCTGCTACAACGCTTTCCGCTCTGCTCTGGAACGTGCAGGCATTGAACTCCCCTCCGGCCAGCTTACCCATGTACTGCGCCATACATTTGCCAGCCACTTTATGATGAACGGCGGAAACATTCTGGTTCTGCAAAAAATTCTCGGCCACGCTGACATCACTATGACAATGCGTTATGCCCATTTCGCCCCAAGCCACCTTGAAGATGCCGTGCGACTTAACCCCTTAAAATGTCGCAAAAATGTCGCGACAGCTTAGAAATACTGCCGAATACTCACAGATATTAACTAACGTAACTTATTGATAACACTGTAAGTTATTGTTTTTCGTAGATAGTTGATGCTTTATAATATAGCCTGTGCTATATCTGTATGTAATGCAATCATCCCTCAAGGATCGACGGGATTAGCAAGTCAGGAGGTCTTATGAATGAGTTCAAGAGGTGTATGCGCGTGTTTAGTCATTCTCCCTTTAAAGTACGGTTAATGCTGCTCTCTATGTTGTGCGATATGGTCAACAACAAACCGCAGCAAGATAAACCTTCCGATAAATAG